GGATTAACTCCTCCTACAAAATCATCACCGTAGGTCATAAGAGTTATATTTTTCTTAAAATCAGAGCATATTTTCATGGGGTGCACCTTTGAATATGCATATCTTAAATACAAACTATTACAATGACTATTTACGATTACAGTGAGAGCTTCACCAGAAACATGACCCTTACACATCTGGATGAGGGTTCCGTTAAAATTGATGAAGGCAAAGGCTAGATCATAGCCTATACACCAACATCTATTTATATGCTCTTGTGAAGCACCACATTTCTCCAATACTTGAGTAATCACTCGGAAAACTGCTAAAATAGCAACAGCTTCCATTGATTTATCAAACTTGGAATGGTCACCATCAAAAATTCTATCTTCACCAAAATGAGTTAGATATTTGTAGATATGATCCCATTCAACAGATTGAGCAATCGTACCTGCAGCACATTCCGACACAAATTTATTTTCTTGCATAACCTTCGTGTAAGATAACAATTCTCTTCGTGTCACGAAAATGTGTTCAACAGGTCCACCTGTAAAAACTCGTGTATTCTTCTCTTTAATTTTCTTGAAACTCCTAGGTTCATCCTTGAGTGATGCCATATATATTGGATGATATTGTGTTAGATTATCATATTTGTCAGCACACTTGGAAACTCTTGCCATTATTTCGTCGTCGAACTCAACTGGATCTTGGAGTTCATGTTGAGGTTGGATGTTGTTAATAAAATGTTTCTTCGATTTATTAAATGGAAAACCTGCACTTGTGTTTCGATTTATTTTATCCACAAATCTTACACCAGCTGCTCCATTAGTAACCGTAAAATCATCATATTCAATGAGTTTAGCTTTAGCTTCATCATCCAAACCTTTAACGATATCTTCGGCAAAAGAATCGGCACACTTCATAATGGTATCAACCTCTATATGTGTTCCAGAATCTAAAGAAGGTAGCAAATTGTTGTACCAAGGTTCCCATCCACGCATGACTGGTTTGCCATGTGTCAGTTTATAACCATAGTCGGTTAAAACATAACTTAATGGACTGGGTTCAACATGTGATTTAGGTTTAGTTCTATGTCCGTTAAAAGATCCATAAACGATAGCATTACCATCAGGTATGAACCTTACTTCAGCTTTAGTATTTAAAGGACCCAATTGTTG